GGTGTTCAAGCTGGACACAAGTACACTGGAAGTGCTTTTATCACTTCTCTAGAGGTTACTGGTGGTGTGGAAGATGCACCTACTTATTCAGTAAGTTTAGAAGGAACGGGAGCAATCTTGAATCCTACTGTTTAATTTATTTCGTTGGTGGGGATGGGCTTCGGCTCTCCTCACTAACTTAACTTTAATACCAACGAAAAATGTTTGAAGTAGTAATACTTAACGGAAACGATTATCCGATTCGATTCGGAATGAACGCTCTTAGAATTTATTGTAAAAAAACAAACACAAGTTTGCAAGACCTTGACAAGTTAGGTCAAGACATATCTCTTGATGATGCGTGTCAGCTCATCCTTGCTGGATTGCAAGACGGAGCAAGAGTAGCTGGAAAGGATTTTGATTTGACAATTGAGCATATTGCAGATATTTTGGATGAAGATTTTGAAGCACTGCAAAAGTGTTTTGATATATTCGGAGAACAATTTTCAGCAAAATTCAAAGACGAGGGAAACGAAAAAGAGGTGAAGAAAACACCTCGAAACAAAAAATAGATTGGGATGACTTGGAAGCTATTGCTTATGGTTTTGGCTTACTTCCTAAAGAGTTTTGGAGCTTAACATTCCACGAGTTCTTTTTATTACAGAGAGGTCGAAATGAACAGCTCGAAATGACAGAGAGGTTTGAATGGGAAAGGACAAGATGGCTAGCTTGTTTAATTTTACAGCCACACAAAAAGAAAAATTCCAAGCTCAATCCGACTGATTTGGTGAGGTTTGAGTGGGAGAAAAAAGAGGAGAAACTAGAACTTGAACAACGAAAAAAGGCTGCGGAGTACGCAATAAAAAAATATAAAATAGAAATATAATGGCTGGAAAAAGACTCTCGGTTTCGTTAACATTAAACGATAAACAGTTCCAAAGTGGATTGAGAAAAGCAACTCGCTCAATGACTAAGTTTGGAAAGTCAATGCAGCGAACAGGTAAAACTCTTTCTACCTCTTTAACACTTCCTGTTTTAGCTTTTAGTGCTGCTTCTGTTAAGGCTTTTGATGAACAAATCAAAGCAGAAACAAAACTTAGAACAGCCTTAGGAGAAGATGAAAAAGCATTTGCAAGGCTTAAAAAACAAGCTCAAGAACTTCAAAAACTTACTTTATTTGGAGATGAAGCAACTATTGAAGCTGCTGCTTTTTTAGCTCAATTAGGACTAAACGAAAACGCAATTACAAAACTTCTTCCTCTAATTCAAGATTTTGCTACTGCTCAAAATATGCAGCTAGGAGATGCTGCTAAATTAGTTGCTAAGTCAGTAGGTTCAAGCACCAATGCACTTTCAAGATACGGAATAACAATTGAGGGAACAGTTGGAGAGACAGAAAGGCTTGATTCAGCAGTGAATGCTTTATCTACTGCTTTTGGTGGCACTGCTTCCGCAATAGCTACGCAAGGACTTGGACCATTTCAGCAACTTAAGAATGAGCTAGGAGATGTTTCTGAGGAATTTGGGAAACTAATCCTAGAAAACATTGAGCCACTCAAAACAGCTTTGCAAGGGTTAGCTTCAAATTTGAGAAGTTTAAGCACAGAACAAAAACAGACAATTATCAAAGTTGCTGGAATAACTGCTGTTGTTGGTCCTTTGCTGATTGTGTTAGGTAAACTTGTCACAGTGATTGCTTCGGTGGGAAAAGCATTGATATTTTTAGCTGCAAATCCTATGATTTTATTTGCCACTTCAATTGCAACTCTAGTCGGATTGCTAGGGTTTGCAATTTTAGACATGGGGGGTTTTATCAAAACAGCTCTTAATTTGGGAAAAATAGGTCGTTTGACTGCAAAGGCAATCATAATGTTTGCCGAAGCAACTGGGTTAATGAGTAAGCCAGAAGCACTTGCTGCAATTGCTACAATTGACGGAATGAGTAAAGAGCAAGAAAAACTTGCTGACTCAATGGAAGGTACAACAGATAATATTGAAGAACAACAAAAAGCTGTTGACAAGTTAGTACAATCAATGGGAAAAATGCCAACCCCTTCTACTGGTGGTGGTATGCAGTCAACAGGGATTTTGAGGTTTGAGCCAATAGCTGCTGGACCTGTTCCACTTTCGGAGGATGCTTTAGATACTACTCCATTAGAATCTTATTCTGCTGGATTGACTGACTTACAAATCAAAATGCAAGACACAGCAAACACCTTTGAACGAGCGTTTCATTCTATGGCGGTAAGTGCGGAAGCCAGCGGACAACAAATGGTTTCTGCTGCTGCTAATGCTGCTAGACAAATTATCAAAACTTATATAGCTGAAACAGTTGCAGCACACTTAAAGGGTATTTTTGCAACAGTTCCCTTTCCCTTAAACTTAGCATTAGCATCTGCTGCTGGAAGTGTAGTTGGTAGTTTATTTAATAAAGTAATTCCTCCGTTTGCCGAGGGTGGTATGGTAAGCGGAGCAACCTTAGCAATGGTAGGTGAAGGTCCAGGAACAAGCGCAGTCAATCCAGAGGTTATAGCACCACTCGATAAACTACAAGGAATGATTGGAAACGCTGGTGGCGGTCAAGTTGAAGTATTCGGAAGATTAAGCGGCTCTGATATATTAATATCAAGCGATAGAGCAAGAGGAAACAGAAACAGAACAAGAGGATACTAATGGCACTTAGAAGAACAGCAGAGTTTCAAAATGACCAAGGGATTTATTACAAGCTAGAGATTTATGATAGCTTAACAGGTAGCCCTTCATCTTTTACTTTACAACTTGGAGCAAGTGGCTTTGAGCTTAATTATGAAGCCAAAGACAGGTCTCGCTTTAGTGGTGTGATTCCATCAAATGTAAAGTTTGATATTATTCCAAGAGATAGCTCTGAACAAACTGTCATTGACGATATTGCTGCGGCTGCTTATGGTAGATTTCAACTAAAGATTCTCAAGTCAAGTGATGGGGTATCATACAATAACTATTGGGTTGGTAATATTTTATCAGATGTAAGCTCAAGACAAAACTTATCTTTTCAAGCTGGAACGCAGCAAACAATAACCGCAACAGACGGACTTGCAGAGCTTGTTGATGTGGCGTGGACTACTGGAAATACTTACGCGGATGGAACAACTTACAGATTTTTAGCTATTATTTTTAATATTCTGAGAGATACTGCTATCCTTAATACATCTCAATATTTTGGAGCAACTGAAAACTTTTTGCAAACTCAAGTCAATTGGTATACCGCACAGATGCCCACGCCCTCAGTAGGTAAAGACCCTCTTTACTTTTCTGGAATTAAACCAACTGCTCTCAAAAAAAAGGAAAACAATGAGTTTGTCCCAATTGATGCTTTTGATGCTTTAGATAGGATTATGAAGTGCTGGGGTGCTAGATTAATGCTTTCAGACGGTATGTGGAGAATGATTCAGCCGAACGGATATTCAGACACAAATTTTGAGCGAACTTATAGAAAAGGAACTACATCTGTTGTATCAAGCAGTGTTGTTCAATTAAAGACAAATGCTGGTGTTGTTTTAGGAGGAGGAACATTTGACTCATTGCATCCAGTACAGCAAGTACAAATGTATTATGACTTGCTTTATGACTTGCAACTTTTACAATTTGATATTCCTTTGTGGATGACTAAGGTTGGTCCAGCATTGCAAAAAACAGACCCCCCAACTCTTACAGTGTATGGTAATACAGCAGCAGTTGGAGGAGGACTTAAGTTTTCTCAATCAATAGGCATTATTTCAGCTCAAACAAATGCTACTCTTGAATGGAATCTTTTGTTCAGACCAGAGTTAATTTATTATGACGGACAATACTTGACAAACACCACAGCTAGTTTAGAAATGGCACAAAACTTTTTCGATAGTAGGTCAGCAAGTGGGGCTGGTTCTGGAGCTAGTTTAAGGTGTCAAGTTTTTTTGAATTTAAAACTTGTTGGGGATAGTGGAACAACATACTATTTGAATATGACTCAACTTGCAAACGGAATCGCACAAGTTTGGGACACTACCTTAGCAAATGTTGGTTTTCCTACAATCTTTACTGGAAACGACTATCAAGATTGGTTCAATTCTCCACAAGCTCCAGACCCTCGAAGTGGTTCTAGTATTGGTGGTACTTACGCTGCTATTCCAGATAGTGGAGAATTATTCATTGAAGGATA